GCTTTGTATTGCTTTGCAAGCATTTGGGCTTTACGTGCAGACCACTGACCTGCCTTGCCCCCTTTGGTTCCTGACTTAATGCGGTTAAACAAATTCCTACGCATAGTAGGCTTAGTATAATTTCCTGCCGCATTTACTTTAGACTTTGTAGCCATATCTTAAAACTCTTTCTATATCGTACCGACCTATACCTATATCTCTTAGCTCTGAATCGGTCATGCTGTATAATTGATCACGTGCAATTCTTCGTTTTGCAGATTCAATTCTAGCTTCAATTAGTCTGTTGAATATTCTTTTTAACATATCTATCTCCTTTGTTAACGGTAACTTTTGCTACCAGAGATAGTTATATCATATATAGTTATAACATACTACAGATAAAAATGCAACCCCGATATGCATTTACCTGTTAGGATTGAAGTATAGTCTTCCAGACAATGTAACATCAAATGTGCCACCGTCCTTTGAACATACAAGTTTATCACCTGCATGAAGATGCATACGTGCAGCATCTAAAACGTTTAATGCAGTATTACCAGAAACAGACTTTGCCTCTATAAAATTATGATACGTTGTATCGTCTGCGTGATAAAACTCTATAGTAATCTTATGTTGAGATGTACCACCATTTGTAACCATAAGCATATCAATAGTTGCATCGTGATTAGCAGGACATGTAAATAAAACATTACCACTTGCACCGCCTGACGTTGAAGCAACTGTAACTGATTCTGTAGTGGTGGTATATCTGAGGTCTGTTACCATTTACTTTTTCTTTTTAACTGTAAGCTTCTTAACTACTTTAGTTGTCCATGCTTCGTTTTCTGGTGTCGTAGGATCGTCTTTTACATAGTGACCCTTTTTATTACGAGCACGTACCTTGATTGTTTCTGTTGCTGTAAGTATTGTTTTTAGTTTAGCTACCTCAGTAACCCAGTTACCGTCTGCATCTTTAGAAGCTACAACATTCTTGTTAATGTCCTCTACATGTTGACCCATGTTTACAACAATATATCCTAGTCTGTTTACTTTTTCAATTTGTTCTGGTGTCATTTTTTCTTTGCCACTCCACCACGTTTCATCTTTTTAACTGCACCACCACGTTTCATGTAGCCCATTTTATTACGGACTGCCTTTGGTAGTTTAGCTAAACCCTTATTTCCTTTTGGTACTGCTTTCACTGTTCCACCCTTTCTATACTGATTGTAACCTGCAGCATGGGCAGCTTGTCCTTGTTTAACTGCGTCAATCCTACGTTTGTAAACCTTCCCAGTTTTACCCCAACGATAGCCGCCCTCTACTTTTTCTACTGGCATTTATTTGCACACACACTCTGGGCAACACTTCATATTCAATAAAGCTTTTATCAATCGTTTAATGTATGTCCAAATACCTCTTACAATTTTCATGTCCCTACTCCCACTGTTACACATGTACCTTGTGCAAAGATACCTTTTGCAAATATAGTGTCTACCATATCACGCATTTCATTTCTACACTCTTGCTCTTGCATAAAAAGATTATCGTTGTGTACCATGAGTGTGCATGTTCTGGCATCCATTGGTGTCATGCAAAACATGACAATGGCTAACCACATCAGAACTTAACTTTAGCACCTACTGTAATGTCACCAAACTCCCAATCACTGTCTGATGAAACTTCAGTATATACAGTTACGCCACTTACTGCATATTCTGCAGTCCAGTCGATACCTTGAAATATATCTTCGTCAAGCTTACGCATATTGATTTCAGTTTCTACAGATAGTCCAATACCTGCAGATGTGGTAAATGCTGCATATGGTGTTGCAGTCCAATCCCACTCTTCTACACCTGTAACGTAATTAATGTCAGACTCTGCTCCTACAGAAACTGTCTGACCCCATAGTTCTACGTCAACGGCATTTGCTGCAGTCGCAGTAAGTGCAACTGCACTAGCTAGTAATATATGTTTCATAATAGTTTTCCTTATTTCTTTTTCTTTGCCATGCCGCCACGCATCATTTTCTTTTTAGCCATACCACCGCCACGCATCATAGGCTTCTTTGCCATACCACCACGCATCATTGGTTTTTTCTTTTTCATTGCTCTTGGTTTCATTGCCATTGTTTGTTTCTCCTTTGTCTTCTTTCTAATACAAGAGTTTCATACTCTTCTTTTGGATACACACTATAGTATCCCAGTTTTTCAAGCTTCAGACTTGCATCGTCTACCTGAGATAAAGACTGGATAAACAACATAGCATATTCTTCGTCAATACTAGATGTCCAGTCATGTTCGTACAGAAAATCTAAGTCAGCCTCTTCTGCACCATATTCGGGATGAAACCCCATGATATGTATATCCCTGTGTGTATACGTATCATTAAGGAACCCGATAAATTCTGTAAACTGATAGGGTGTAGGAAAACTAAAAGATGCAACTACCACGAGGTCATATTGATTGTTATGAAACTTATTTGCTTGTGCTATTGTTTCAATACCAATATGGTTCGTTTCAATTACATCTACTTTGTTTTGTTTCCATGCTTCTTGTGCATAAGGACAGGCAGGTAGTCCGTTTAGTGCAGGGTTAGCTACCTCAAGTACTTCACGTGACCAACTACGTAGATCGTCCTTTATCACTTGTAGAACAGTCCACCTTTACGCATATCGGTGTGACCAGTACGGATCATTCCACCACGTTTCTTTTGCTGTGGTCGTGGTTTAGGTTTAACTGTAGATTTTTTAGAATCACTAGACATTGCTTCAGCTACAGCTTTCTCAATACCTTTTCTTAATATAGCACGATTTTCTGCGTCCTTTTCATTTTGAAGAAGTCTTTTCATTTCACTAATGGTCATCTTACCTACTGCAGAACTTGTTAACTTTTTTAAATCTTGTTCACTGTAATTATCTTTTGGGTTAATACCACGAGTGCTACCACCTTCTGTGGCTCCTATATCTGTAGGTCTAACTTTAGGGCGTATTGATTTAGTCATTATTGTATTCCTTTTACCATTTAACTTTATGTGACCAATAACGAGCACTTAACTTACTAGGATTAGAGTCCTGTGCATTGTGCCTCGCATAATAGCTTTTCTTACGTGCCTTATCTTTTGCGGATGTAGGATTCTTACCTGCACCCTTTACTCCCTGCTGACCGAAACGTATAAACTTGAACTTACCATTCTCATGTGCCATCACACAGTGAGACTTAGTAGGGTGACTAGGGGTTCTCTTCGGTTTATTCAAACCTTTCAGACCCTCTTCTTTCATTTTACTTTTAACTCTGGGGGGAATCGCCACCATCTGTCCAACCTTCCATACGCATCGCCCACTCTACGTGTTCTAAAGTAAATGGTCTACCGTAGTGAGCCTGTACAGCTTCACGTACATAGAATACATCACTGTGGGGAATATGTAAATCTTCAATGTTATCGTCAAGTACGTGTTTATAGAACTCTTCAAGAACATTGTCAGTATATAGTTTTACTGATTTTTTACTCATTGTCAAGAACTTTCGTAATAATATACAAAAAATATATATTACACTGCTCACTTATAGTGTTACATTTAAGTGTATCTTAGTTTAAGTATATTTATATTTAGGATATATAACATTTAAGTGAATCACTTTAAGTGAGTCTTAGTTTAGTTATATATAGTTTTACATATTTCACCGCCTGTGTCAACCCCTAATTGTAAAATAAAGAATAATGTTCTACATTTATCCCTATACTAAGAACAACGTTCCTACTTTAATGTGTTTTCAAGAACCCTGTTCCATGTAAACCAGTATATACGTATTGTGGTTAACACTCCATTTTCCTGATCTGTGTGTGTATACATGTATATATACTGGCGTACGGGGGGTGGCCCTTGCCCACTCCTTATACTTTGTCCCTCTAGGCGTGTGTGTTTGGGTGCTTTCATGTCTGGTGGTTCTTTTTTGGGTGCATACTTTCACCAGTGTTGCAATTAATCCTTTATTTATAGGCGTTTAATAGCATTGGGTAACTGTTATGCAATCAGTTGCCGTGTAATAATATGTAAGAAGTAGTGACCTATTGAAACTAGGTAGTGTTGAAATGCCGATGCACATTTTACACCCTACCACCAATAAACACTGGTCACATAACATTTATTTTAATTTTGTTTCGTTTAAAAACAACGTGTTAGCAATTTATTCATACAAATAACGAAAAAAAGTATTGCAATAGTTTTCTGGAACTGCTTATATGATTACACAAACAACAAGAAAGAAACAAAATGACAAAAGCAGATAGACAAGAACTAGATAAAAGATTAAGAGAATTAGAATATTATAGAGGGTTAGCATTAAGAAGTTTAATAGAACAAGGTGTAAGATCAAAAAGAAAAGTACTTGCACAACTTAGACTAGAAGAAACATTAGAAGATATTTAAATAATACTTGACTATCTTTTTTAGGTGTGCATTAGTACACCTATGACGGAAAGTCAAAACAGCAAAGAGTAGCTTAGTGCCTTGATCCTTTGCCTTGACCTTACAAGCTCCGTAGGTGTAAGCCAGTCCTACAATATATATTCGGGTTTTGTGTCCTAGATTGAAAAACACAAAAAACTAAAACAAGAGCTTGACACTCTCAAAAATGTCTGAAAGACTAAACAAAACAGGCCACATAATATGCCGACCAAATGACCAGATTAAGGAACTGGCAAGCAAAGAAACCCGATAGACATAGTATGTCTTTGAGCAAGGGCGGAAAGTGCAACATGTCTTTGAAAGTGAAGGCTTGAGAACGGTAAAATACATCAGTCCGTCTACAGGGTTGCTTGATGTTTTTTGCCGATGCACATGCAGTCTAATTGAGGCCAACCTCAACTTATGCTTGACATATGGGATTGCGTGTGCATTACTGAAAATATCATATAGGTGACAAAATGAAAACCATACTAACAATATTACAGATACTGATTGCTATAACAGCAACACTTGTTGTAGCCAGTCTACTATTTACAGGACAAATAATTTTTGCTCTTGTAATCTTCAGCATAGTGTGTTTACACTTACTTATAGTACAAACAAGCAAGGACTAGTAAAATGGACTACGTAAAGAATATACTGCAAGTGTATAATCAATGTACACTTGATGAAATTACACATGGAATGGCATGGTATGCAGATGCAAAGAAAGAAGCATATGACATATGTGACAAGTACGAGCTACCATTGCATGTAGTTGTGGGTGTAATTGCTGCACTCAGTCCAACTAACGAATGGAATATGAACCTACGCAATGCAGATGACATGTGCCGTATATTTACAGATGGTGGCTATGTTGAGGAATGTAAACCTAGCACGTACAAAACAATGCGTGACAAGGCATGGTCAATCTTAAAAGCAATGCCAGATACCAAAACAGAAGTAGCCACCATACTCAATGGGCCAAAGATTACAGACTTCTTCTGGTGTATCTTAGGTGACGATACATGTGTGATAGACGGACATGCGTGGTGCATTGCCAACTATGATAGACGCAAGTTACAGCTTGTACCTAACATTGGTAAGAAGCTACGACAAGAGTTACAAGAGGCCTATGTGCTTGCTGCTGTAGAACATGGTATGAAAGCATACCAGATGCAAGCTGCAACATGGGTGGCATGGAAAAGAATACATAACGTATAACTTGACATACAAATAAAAATAGGTATAACTTGTAGTACAAGCATGGAGGTTACTATGAAAGCTAAAGTTGGGATAGTTAATCCGATTGCACGTTCAATGCTACAGCAACGCAAGTCACCGCAAGTTGTACCACCCAAGAAGGGTAACAGGCGCAAAGTATCTAAGAAGGAGAAACAGAATGAAATGCGTTCAATACGAAATGAAAAACTTTATTAAGTTTACCAAGACAAAAGATAAAAAACGTCTTGACAAGAAACGTGCAAGTGATAAAGATACAATAAGACTAGCACGTAAAACCAAGCAGCTAATCCGACAAGCTGCACAATAACATCAACCAGTACAAAGGAGTACACACAATGACTACAACCAACACAAACCGACCAATCGTAAAGACTATTGACCCAGACTTGTATGCACAACATACATTTCACATGAAACGTGCGACTAACTACACATACAACTATGCCGCACTGGATGACTACATCCTACAAAATTGGGACAATACTACTGCAAAGCAGATTGCAAACGATAGGAATGAATACTTGAACCGTGTTCAGTGGAGAATACAAGTGTTGCAGGAACGTGGACACATCAAGACTAAAGGATCAAAGAAGCAGAAGCTCACCCAAATGAAACGATCCTTGACTATCAAGCTACAAAAAGTACAAGAAAAACTGGAGAAATGTGGATAGGTAAACATAAGGGTAAGTATATTGTGTATGGTAGTGATGGGCGTGTGCTTATCATTACCCGACACAAGAATATTGCAGCTAAAATAATAGAGGAGTATAAACATGCCAAAGAAAAACGTAACACTAAAAACAGGACTAACACGAGACGAGCTACAGAAGATGTGTGATTTATACAACACTATTGATAGTATATGTGATGACGTTTCTGAAATATTTGATATTGATCTATCAAAGCTACGTAAGCTACGTGAAAGCTCATGGGAATTGAGGAACATGTTTGGTTTCAAGCCACAAGTAGGTGAAGATGGAAACCCAAACCACTGGCGTCCATATGTAATGCCTGATGATGACAAGGCATGGTATCCTAAAACACGAGAAGATTAATGTTAGTCAAAGGCTACGAAATCATAGTTGATATAGACGGTGACGAGAAAGTAATTGAGATTGATGACTTGTACCCTGCTATCTATGACTGGAAGTCTGCGTCTGACTTTGCCATGATGATGGCACATGAGTTTAATCCAAAGGCTAATCAAATTGATTTTGTGGAGTGTACCGAATATGAAATGGCAGAATATAGAAAGTATCCGTACATATTTCCTGCACCTTTTGCAGTTCAATAGTATATATAATAGGCGTAGTTATACAAACAGTTAAAAGGAGATTGAATAATGCAAGTTAAAAATGCACATAAAATTACAGATGCCATAGAAAGAATGGTATATGAAATGCCACTACAAAGTGTAATAGACTTTGTTGTAGAAGCAGAGGTTGAACACTATTTAAGTGAAGATATTTCTCAAGAAGAAATAGCAGATCTATTAAGTGAATATGGAGAATAAATCATGGAAGCAAAGATAAAACTAACTAAGACCATGCTGAACAAAAGCATAATAGATGCCAACAAATCTGTGCGAGAGTTCTTAGAACAAGACTTTGGCATGAACTATGACGATACATTCTTTACTATGGAGTGGTATGATGAAGAAACAAATACAACTAAACGTAACGGTTTTATCGTTGTTGGTGAATACGAAGATGGCACAGAGTCAAATGTAAAATTCTATCGTAGTGCCAAACGTGGAGATAGACGCATCAGTATACAAAAGCTGAAGCAATTTGCAGAGGTTGGTGACACTATCATCTTAACCTCAGATGCGGAGAGTTTACATGATGGGATACATATTTATATCGAAGTCGAAAGAGAAACCGTTGCCGCCTGATGATCCACACGATGACTGGGGCAACCAACCAATACCAAAGGAGAAACTATGAACAGATACTATGTAGAGTATCTTCCTGATCCATATACTGATCTTACCAGATATTTTTTCGTGTATGCTTATAGTGAAGAACAAATTAAAGAGATGATGAAAGACTACGAATTGATTACAATAGATCAAACAGATTAAGGAGATAACATGAATAGATTTCTAATAAGCTACACACCCGAATGGATTTCACGTGAACTGTGTGACAAACACGTAGTCAAGATGCCATTGGAAGAGGCACAGATGCTATGTACTGTTATGAGATTACATGCGCCAGAGTATGCAGAAGAAACAGGACTGTATCGTGCCGTACACCAGAAGCATCCATGTACAATATGGGCAGGTAAAACTCGTGCCAACTACAAGTATTCACTTGAGATGTTTCGTCACATGTGCAATGAATATACCTACAGATATGGCAAGGTACATGGTTCATGGCGTTTGTGGGATGCACTTGAACACGGTGCAGCATTAGTACCTGAAGGTGACATAACACCACACCCAGAATGTTTTAGTGAACACACTGACCTCAAGAGTGGTGAGAACTGGCCTATCAATAGCTATCGTAAGTTCTACATGACCAAGCAACGTAGGTTCAGTATGAAGTGGACTAACCGTCCAGTGCCATCATGGTTTCGTTTTGAAGAGGAAGCAGCATGATTGTTGAAATGCTTACATGTGTGGCACTCAACGTGTACTACGAGGCACGTAGTGAGCCATTGGAAAGCCAAGTAGGTGTAGCTCATGTCGTGCTCAATCGTGTAGCCAGTGACAAGTTTCCTGACGATGCTTGTACGGTGGTGCAGCAGGGTCTGGAGAAGGGCTTGGGTAGATGCCAGTTTAGTTGGTACTGTGACGGTAAGTCAGACAAACCAAAGGACGAAATAGCATGGGCATTTTCCAAGGTGGTTGCACACAACGTGGTACGTGGATACATCAAGGATAATACCGATGGGTCTATCTACTACCATGCAAATTATGTACGACCATTCTGGAGCAAGCACTACGAACACACTGTGACTTTAGGGTCACACATCTTTTACAAGTAAACATTTGAGTTGTAATACTCATATAACTATGGCACAGTTGCCGCATAACAAATGAAAAGGAGAAAATATATGCCATTTGATATACCAACACACTTAGACTTTGACGTAGACTTTGAACCAACAAAGATGGATGACAAAAAATATGTTATAAATCAAGACACTGGCGATTACCTTGGTATCGTAGGTGATGGGTTCAAGTGTGCGTCACACGGTGACTTCTACCGTAACATGTATGATACAATTACAGAGGAGTTAACAGACGGTGATCTTACAAACGCCAAATACAGATGGTCAACTGCACGTAATGGTGCATGGTCAATGCTTGACATTACCCTGCCCGACATGCAAGTACCAATTGTGACTGAGAAGATGGAGACTACCATTGGTAATCGTATCATTGCTTTGCATGGTGTTGATGGGTCATGTAGTAACCAAGTATACTTTGGTGCTATTGATTTCTTCTGTACCAATGGAATGATACGTGGTGAGTACGACAAGGTACGTAGAAAGAACACATCAAACTTTTCACTAGATAGTTTTATATCTGAACTGCAACGAGCACGTACAGACTTCTATACAGAGGCAGCTAAGATGCAAGTGTGGGCTGAGACTTCCACAAAATATGTGGACATAAAGTCATTGCTTGATGATATGATTAAGTCTGACCGTAAGTCAGAAAAGATGTACCAATTGTATCTACATGAGGCATCACAACGTGGTCACAACAAGTGGGCATTGTACTCTGCCTTTACTAATTATGCCTCATACGCAGATGAACGTAACGGTTTCAACCTACGTAACACTGGCAATGATACACAAGCTATCAGCATGTGGTCACGTGAGCAAGAGGTATCCAAGTGGGTATCTGATAAACGATTTGTACAACTGGAAGCTGCTTAATGGTAGCACTGCCTAGATTTGTACAGAAACGAGTGTCACTTTCGGGTGACACATCGTACCGTTTCAATCCACCACAGAAGCTAGTAAATGCAGGTGTTGTTTCACGTGAAGAATTAGGCAATGATCTGAAGCAATGTAAAGCTTTAGCAAAAGAGTTAAACAAACAGATAGATAATTGGAGAGAAGAACAGAAAAAAGTTGTGAACCTCAAGCCAAGCAGCAAGGTCACAGACTTGATTAACTTCTACTATTCTTCTAATGATTTCAATATGTTACGTGACTCAACTAAAGTAGACTACAGATATTTTCTTACCATCTTACATCAGACAATGGGATACAGAAAATACAGAGATGTGACACCTAAGATTGCCAAGGCTGCATACGAGGAGTGGGTGACACGTGGTATTAGTTTTGCTAATCACACTGCTACTTGTGCCAGTAGGGTATTTAACTATGCAATACAGATGGAACACGCAGAGCAGAACCCATTTGGTAAGATCAAACGTAAACAGCAGAGACAACGTAAGGTTGTGTGGACACATGGTGAAGTCAACAAGTTTCTTGATGTGGCATATAGTGACTTTGAGTATCGTAACTTGGGACTGATTGTACACATGGCATACGAGTGGTGTCAGAGGCTTGGAGACATGCGTAATCTTACATGGGACTGCCTTGACCTCAAGAACCAACAGCTAACTCTGGAGCAAAGCAAACGTAGGGCAGAGGTATTTCTACCTATCAGTTACAACCTCAATGCCATGCTGCTAGAACAGAAAGCTGACTTTGGTTTTCAACAGTGGGTAGCACCACATCCAAAGCCCAGAGGCGGTAGGTTTGAGCCGTATGCTATGGAGAGACTGTCTAAGGTTGGACGTAAGGTAATGAGACTGGCTAAACTGTCAGAGGAATTACGTCTTATGGACATACGTAGAACTGGTGTAACAGAAATGGTAGACAACGGTGTGCCATTGCCACAAATCATGGCAGTGACAGGGCATACACATGTGTCTTCTGTGAAACCATATATGAAACATACATACGATAGTGCAAATAATGCCTTGACACAGAGAAACACATATGTAAAATTGAGTGTAACGAATAACATTGAAAGTGATACATATGATTAGTATAAAACAACATGTAAGTGATATGGACATTAGTAATGGAGAAACTAAACGTACTAATTGTCCAGTATGTAATGGTGTAAAAACATTTACAGCTACCAATAACATGGGTCAACTTATGTGGAATTGTTACAAGGCAGGTTGTAGTGTGTCTGGTGGTACACGTATTCATTTAACTACAGAGGATATACGTAACTCACTAGGCAGCACTGCACAAGAGACTGAGGCAGTAGGGTTTGATAAACCTGAGTGGATTGTAAAAGACCATGATGCAATTGCAGACTTCTGTTACCAATGGAATATACATGCAGGTAACTTGGGTTTGTTGTATGATGTAAGGGAACATCGTGTCGTATTTCCTGTAGTCCATAACAATATTATGGTTGATGCTACAGGCAGAGCACTAGGAAAAAAATTACCTAAGTGGAAAAGATATGGAAAAAATCCCTTGCCTTATGTTTTTGGATGTGGTAAAACTGGGGTAGTCGTTGAGGACTGTGTGAGTGCCGCCATTGTGGGTGCGACAGACGGTTCTGGATGCTCGGAGAGTGGCGTATATGTCGGGGTAGCAGTGTTGGGTACGTCACTCTCTGAGGCACATAAGAGGTATCTCTCTCAGTTCGACACGATTGTAATTGCACTTGATCCCGATGCTTTACCAAAGACATTGCAGTTTGCAAAAGAACTAAGAGGTTACGTAAACAAAGTCAAAGTATTGAGGTTGACAGATGATTTGAAATATCGTAACACTACCGACATTAAAAACTTAAACACGTTAGGAGATACATAATGGAGTTATCATTAATACGAAGTCTGATGGATAAAGAGTTCTACGATTCCCATCGTGGTGCTAAGTGTCCAGACAGATTGTTTAGCAAGGATGTACGTAAGATCAAGCAGTCTATCGACAAGGCTATGGATCGTTATGAACGTACCGTTACACCAGATGAGATTGAGGCATTGTTCATGTCAAACAATCCCACACTTACAACGGCACAGAAACAGGCTTATGGTTCTCTGTTTAATCAGATAAAGAAAGAGTCACCTATGGGTGGTGACGTAGCACAAGAGGTGTTGTCTAAGCTGTTTCAACAGGTGGTTGGTGAAGACATTGCTAACCTTGGGTTTGATTATGTGAATGGGGATAGGAATACACTTGAACCATTACGTGATTTACTTGAGAGATATGCAGATGATTTTACACCAGACCTAAACATTGAGTGGGATGACATTGAGATTGACACACTGCTAGACATGAATGATTTGGAATCACAGTGGACATTCAACATACCTACTCTGACACGCAAGGTAGAAGGTGTAAATGCAGGTCACTTGATTGAGGTGGGTGCACGTCCTAACACAGGCAAGACCTCATTCCATGCCTCTCTCATTGCAGGGCCGAATGGGTTTGCACACCAAGGTGCTAAGTGTGTTATATTATGTAACGAGGAAGCATCACATCGTGTTGGTGCTAGGTATCTTACGGCAGCTACAGGCATGACAATGCAAGAAGTCAAGAACAATCCTGCCAGAGCACGTGATGTTTACGATGCAGTCAAGAAGAATATCAAGATCAAGGATGCGTCTGATCGTGACATGGCATGGGTTGAGTCCGTATGTAAATCATACAAACCTGACATTGTAATTTTAGATATGGGTGACAAGTTTGCTAGATCGGGTGGGTATGCTCGACCAGATGAGGCACTCAAAGCTAATGCTATCTATGCCCGACAGATTGCCAAGGCACACAATTGTGCTATCTTCTACATGTCTCAACTATCAGCAGAGGCAGAGGGTAAGGTGCTACTCAACCAGAGTATGATGGAAGGATCACGTACTGGTAAGGCAGCAGAGGCAGACCTCATGGTATTGATTGCAAAGAACCCTGTTGTTGATGGACAAGAGGAAGAGGACACACAACGACACTTGAATGTTGTAAAGAACAAACTATCTGGATGGCATGGTGTCGTACATTGTGAATTGGAATATAAGACTGCGAGGTATATTGTATGATAAGAGAACTAAATGAATTTGTAAAAGCTTTATATGACAAAGAGAAATCGGGAGATATATATGTTATATCAAATGAGACATGGCCTGATTGGGTTAAGATCGGTAAGGCAGTTGATGCAAATGATAGAGTGAGGAACTATCAAACAAGTTCACCATACCGTAACTACAAACTTGTACATTCTGTACACTTTGAAGATAGACACAAGGCAGAACGAAAGGCACACATAAGTGCAGCAAAGAAAACAAAACAACCTTGGAATAAACCAGACAACGGTGAATGGTTTAGACTAACACACGATGAAGCAATAGAAATAGTGGAGAGTATAAATGATAGACGTAACATTAATTGATAGCATGGGCAGTGACTTGACAGTAGTTAATGCTGCTCGTGTAAGTTTCAACAAGAAGAGTGAGTGGGATGAGGATAACAAGCTTACTGTGAATGACAGTATACTTATATCATATCTTGCTCGACACAAACACATGTCACCTTTCGGACATTGCTTTGCCACATTTCATGTGAAAGCCCCTGTGTTTATTGCGAGGCAGCTAGTCAAGCACAAGTTCCTACGATGGAATGAGATAAGCCGTAGGTATGTAGATGAAGAGCCTGTATTCCATACTCCTAATACATGGAGAGGACGTGCAGACGATAAGAAACAAGGTAGCAGTGGTGAGGTTTCTATATCCTATCGTATGATTAGTACACTTGCAAAGCATGAGGTGTGGTGCAAAAAGGCATACAATGATTTGCTTGAGCAAGGTGTAGCACCAGAGCAAGCACGTATGGTATTGCCACAGGGTATGATGACAGAATGGTACTGGTCTGGTAGCCTAGATGCTTGGTCAGATATGTGTAGACTACGACAGAGTGAGGACGCACAGGAAGAGGCACGTCTAGTTGCTAACTCAATTAGTGCAGACATGAGCACACTATACCCAGATTCGTGGGCAGCATTACAGGCGTACAACCGATGAGTGAACAGTATTGTACAACAAAAGGATTAGGATGGGCGTTCCTAGTGTGTGTAATATTTATACTAGGTGTGCCTGTGGGTATGTGGTTGGCATTGGAAGGTTTGTCATGGTATGAGAAGTTCAGCCTGATGAATCCTGTGTTTTAATGTGGACACTCGTATTCATATGGATTAGTAATGGTGAACCTTACATACGTAAAGTGGATACATATCCAGACATGTATGAATGTTTTACTGAGTATGATAAATTGTATTATGCAATGCCACCAGAAAGTAGATTAGGCGTTAGATTAACGTGTGTGAAAGGAGACACTAATGAAGTATTACGTTCAGATTGAAGTAGACACTAACGAGTTCTTTTATGCTACAGGTGAGGGTATGTTTACAATTAATACTCCCCCACTTATCTTTGATACCAAAGAGGAAGCACAAAAAGAAGCTGACAGGTGGAATACTGGTACAGTTAAGGAGTGGCACATAGATCGTAAAAAGAATATATCAAAAGAAATAAGGCACATGACAAAAGAGGAACGGCAACGTGCCAAAGAAAGAGAGGAAGCTAACAAATGTACACAGTCGAGTTCGAAAAAGATGCCTCAGTAATTACATCATTAGATGAAACAGGTAGGTTTGAGGATGTGGAAATGGTCATAGCTGATGATGATACTGTTTATCTGAGACAATACGAAACAAGTTTAAATGAACATCAAATTGTTTATATATCATATCAACAACTGCTAGATTTAGTTACCTCTTTGAATAGTACAGAGGGAGCTTTCTATGCAAAGCTAAGAGGGGGTACATTACATGACACATAGATCAATCTTTGACGAGATAGCACTACACACTTATATGAAGAAGCTAGGACTTACTGTAGACGAAGCACAAGAAGCAATGAGTTTGTATGCAAATAATAAAAAGTTTGACAATGATATTGATACCGTGTATAACGTAGGTAACGATGTAATAGATGATGAATGGGATGACTGGCATCCCAACGACTTATAGGAGAACAAATGAAATTAACATTAGATGTAGAAAACACTGTGACCAAACGAAACGACAAGCTACATCTTGATCCTTTCGAGCCAGAGAATACATTGGTTATGGTGGGTATGCTAGATGATCTTGGACACGAGGACATTGTAACATTCGATCACTCAGAGCAACAACCTACCACAGGAGGGAGGCTAATCGTACAACGAAAACTTGACGATACCTCTCTCCTTATTATGCACAATGCTGCACACGATTTGATCTGGCTATGGGAGTCGGGCTTTACATATGAGGGTGAAATCTTTGACACCATGCTAGGTGAGTATGTGCTACAACGTGGTCAGAAAAACCCTGTGTCTCTTGAGGCATGTGCTGAGAGGTACGATCTTGAGACAAAGAAACAGGACACAATGAAAGAATGGCTCAAGGCAGGTAAGTCTGTACGTGACATGGATCACACTGAGTTATCTGACTACTTGTCTGCTGACCTACATGCCACACAGCAATTGTATAATCATTTGCAGAAACAGTACGAGGAATGTAGCTCACTGGAAGGAACAATTCGATTGACAAATCAACTGGCATTACATCTTACACGTATATACCAACGTGGGTTCTCAGTTGACTTGGAAGCTTTGGAAGAGGTACGTAAAGAGTTTGAGCAAGAACGTGACACATTGACACGTGAACTAGAAGAACAGGTACGAGAACTGATGGGTGATCGTCCTATCAATCTCAACAGTCCAGAGCAATTGTCTTGGGTTATTTATAGCAAGAAGCCCAAGGATAAGAAAGTATGGCCTGATTTATTTGAGCCGTACATGGACGATGCAGACTATCGTTCAACAGTACACAACAACTCAGAGAAGTTGTATAAACAAAAGGCAAAGCAGTGCAGAGAGTGTAATGGCACTGGACAAATTAGAAAGGTAAAAAAAGATGGAACACTATACGCAAGAACTAACAGATGTAATGACTGTGATGGTAAGGGTTATCATTACACTGATGATCTTAAAAGTATTGGTGGGTTAAAGTTCAATGCCCCAACTTCAAAATGGATTTCAGCTAACGGTTTCGCCACAAGCAAGGACAGACTTGTATACCTTGAAGGTGTGGCTAGACAACGTAATATGCAGGACGCAGTTGACTTCTTACAACGAGTTCGCAGGTTGTCTGCCGTTGATACATATCTATCAAGCTTTGTGGAAGGTATCAACAACTATGTAAAACAGGATGGTAAGCTGCACGTCAGCTTGCTGCAACACAGAACAGCTACTGGCAGACTGTCAGGGGCTAACCCTAACATGCAGAACATGCCACGTGGCGGTACGTTCCCAGTCAAACGTGTATTCAAATCACGATGGGAAGGTGGAAAAATTATGGAAGCAGATTTTGCACAGTTAGAATTTCGTGTGGCTGCGTTTCTGTCTCAGGATAAGACTGCCATTGACGAAGTAACTACAGGCTTTGATGTACACAGTTACACTGCCAAAGTTATTTCTGATGCAGGTCAGAACATATCAAGACAAGAGGCAAAGTCTCATACATTTGCACCTTTATATGGTGCTAGTGGGTTTGGCAGAACACCTGCTGAAGCTGCATACTATGAGCAGTTTACTAAAAAGTATTCTGGCATAGCTAAGTGGCACAAAGAATTGGCACGTGAAGCATTGGGTACAGGTAAAATACGAACACCATCAGGACGTGAGTTTGCATTTCCTAATGTTGTACGTAGATCAAATGGAAGTGTGACATTTTTCACACAGATAAAAAACTTTCCTGTCCAATCCTTTGCTACTGCTGACATTGTACCTATATCTCTGATATATATAGACAAGGTGTTAGGTATTAATCAAATGAAATCATGTATAGTCAATACAGTCCATGACTCAATTGTAATTGATGTACATCCAGATGAAAAGGAGAAAGTATTAAGAGTAATTCATTCAGCAAATGATAATCTATTAAATATAGTAAATCGTAGGTGGAAACTAGACTTTAATGTTCCACTATTATTAGAAGCAAAAATAGGAAATAATTGGCTTGACACAGTAGACGTGTCGTGATATAACTAAGATTCGTTTTAACAGAAAAGGAGAATACATGAACCAAGTATCAACAATAAACACATCAAACTTTAACGCAATGGCTGAAGCAATGGGTATGTCACCAGACAACCAACAGAAGTCATCAGCAAGTACACTTGCTCGACTACGCATAAACCATTCGCCTATCATGGGTGAGGAAACTATCAATGGTAAGAAGGTTAAAGTTGAGGTTGTGTCTGGTGGTACGTACAAGTTGGAGATACCAGATGGTCCAACATACTACGCCACTACAGCTACCATACGTCCATACCTACAACGTTTTATGTACAAACGTTTTGTAAAAGGTAATGACACTACACCTAATCGTTACATCAAAACATTGATGGCTAATGATTTGAATAGTGACATGAAGGACAACGATGGTGGCTTCAACTGTGGTAAACCTGCAGGGTACATCGAAGACTTCAAGGCATTGCCTGAGAAGACACAAGATTTGATTCGTCAGATCAAACGAGTACGTGTAATGTTTGGCACAGTAGAATTACATGATGTTGTAGATGACCAAGGTAAGTCTGTGGAACTATCACCACAAGCTTTTATCTATGAGATTGAGAACCGTGATGCATTTAAGATTGCAGGTACGGTGTTCAACAAGCTAGGTAAAATGCGTAGGCTACCTGTGCAGCACAACATTCTTGCAGCAACAGAAGAACGATCAATGCCAAATGGTAATGTGTTCTATCTGCCTACACTCACACTTGATCTAGGAGAAACACTAGATGTGGGTGATGGTGAGCAAGAAACTTTTGCTAATTTCATGGCATGGATTGAGAACTACAATGAGTATATCAAGTCTGCATGGAATGAAAATGCCTACAAGAATGATGATACAGATACAGAAACGGTAGAAGACTTTGTAGATATTGACGCAGAAGAACTTGTGTAATGAACCATCCTGCTGAACTAAAACTGCACCAGTTTATGACTGATGCTGCCAATGGCAAGACACACTTCTCTGATGAAGAAGCCTTTGACATTGGGGTAGATGTTGCAAACGCAGTGCTACGTCAGTTCGGTAGTGGTAAGTCACGAGATGAGTTTACACTTAGGATGTCCAACATTGGGCGTCCTACTTGTCAACTATGGTTTCAAAAGAACCATCCCGATAAGGCATTACCAAAACCGACTACATTTGTAATGAACATGATGATAGGAGATATTGTTGAGGCTGTTTTTAAAGGGCTTCTTAAAGCTGCTAAAGTGGATTTTGAAGACACTGATAAAGTTAGCCTTCCAGTGGGAGAT